GGACCCGCTGGAGAAGATCCTGCGCGATGGTTACGGCAACGACGAGATGACCAACGTGGTGCTGCGCGCCGCGGTTAATCCAGCAATGACCACCGTTGCGACTTGGGCAGCAGAGTTGGTGCAGACTAGCAACGTCGATTTCCTCGACCGCCTGATCCCGAACTTCATCTATCCGCAACTGAAAGCATTGGGGACCAGCTACACCTTCCCCAACGGCACCGGCGTCATGAAAATTCCGGTGCGGGCGGTCACGCCGGCACTGGCGGGCGCGTGGGTTGGTGAAGGTGCCGCAAAGCCGGTCAAGCGCGCGTCGTTCTCGACCGTGACGCTGTCGCCGACCAAGCTCGCCGTGATCTCAACCTTCAGCGAAGAAATGGCGATGTACGGACTGCCTTCGATCGAGGGCATCATCCGGCAGGCGATGGCGGACGATACCGGCATTGCGCTCGATACCTACCTGATCGACAACGTCGCGGCCACGGCCGGCGTCCGTCCGGCGGGCCTGCTCAACGGGGTGACGCCGATCACGGCCTCGGCGGCAACACCGGCGACGGCGGCAATGGTGGCCGACCTCAAGGCGTTGGTCGCGGCGATCACCGCGGTCGGCGGCGGCGGCCAGGGCAGGGTGATCGCGATCCTGGTCAATCCGGCGCAGGCGCTTTCGCTCGGCGCTGCACAGACGACCACGGGCGACTTCCTGTTTAGTAGTCCCTCCGATGCCGCGTCCAGGTTCGGCATGCACTTGATCGTCTCGCAGAATGTCCCGGCCGGGCGGGTGATTGCGATCGATGCCGCCGACTTTGCCACGGCGTCCGGCGACGTGCCGCGCTTTGCGGTGTCGACCGAGGCCACACTGCACGAGGAAGACACGACACCACTCGCGCTCGGGTCCGGTGCTCAGGGTTCGGGCGTGCTGGCGGTGCCGATGCGGTCGCTGTTCCAGACCGATGCGGTTGCAATCCGCATGAGCATGCATGTGACATGGGCCATGCGGCGGCCTTCGATGGTGCAGACCATCGCAGCCGTGACCTGGTAGGAGGGTCTTAAGATGGCAGACGAAACCCGACAGATCGACGTGATCATGGGGCCATATCGCGGGCACCGGCTGACGATGACGACGGCCGATGCCGACAGTGCAATAAATAACCATTGGGCGGTCGAGCCGCATGTGCTGCCGCCCGATCCCGATGATCAGCATCCGCCGCTGACCGAGGAGGAGCGGACAACTGCGCTCGAGGCCGCCACCACCTGGGCACAACTGCAATGGGACACGGCGCAAGGCGTTGCGCCGCCGGACCCACCGCCACCGGAAGGCGGCGAAGGCGGTGTTACCCGCAAGCGCGCCATGAAGCCGGACGAGGACGAGCGCGAAGGCTACAAGACACGCCAGGTTTCGGAACCGAAGGAACCGCACGAGCGGGCCGGACATCCGGACCATCCTAAACGCTGATGGCCGGCATTCTGCAGTCACTGGCGCGGATGATTGTGCCGCGCCAGAAAGCCAATCCGGCCGGCGAGGGCAACTATCACCCTGGGCCATATACGACATCGCACGGACTGCTGCCGGCGGCGTGGGGGCAGTTTCTCAATTACTGGCAAATGGACTACGACCCGCTATCGCCGGGACAGGGCAACGCGACGGTCGAAGCCTGCGTCTGGGCCTATATCCGCGCGATCGCGCAATTGCCCGGATATCACAAGCGCGCGCGCGATGACGGCGGCACCGATACCATAACAACCTCGGCCCTGGCGCGGCTGTTGCGCACGCCGAACGATTATCAGACCACCTCCGACTTCCTGGTGCATCTGGTCCGCTCGCTGCTTTACACCGGGAACTCCTATTGGGTGGCGCAACGCAACGCGCGCCAGGAAGTGGTGGCGCTGCACTGGACCAATCCGCGGCTATGCCGGGTGCGCGAGATCAGGATTCCGGGGCAACTCTACGGCGAGATCTTCTACGAGATCGGCGACAATCCGCTACTCAGCCTGCCGAGTCTTGCCGGCAATCAACTGATCGTGCCGGCGCGCGACGTGCTGCACATCAAGTTGGATACGCGGCGCAATCCACTGATCGGCGAGACCTGGTTGTCGTCACTGGCGCCGGAACTCTCCACCGATGCCGCAATCCATAATGCGTCATCAACATTTTCCGGCAATATGAGCCGTCCGAGCGGCGTGCTGACTACCGATCTGCAGATCAAGCAGCCGGATGTCGAGATGCTGCGCACGCGCTGGAACGAGCAGGCCAAGGGGCTCAACGCCGGCGGTGTGCCGATCCTGACCCACGGGCTCAAGTTCCAGCCGATCTCGATATCGAACCAGGATGCACAGATTATCGAGCAGCAGAAACTCACCGACACCAAGATTGCCGCGGTGTTCGGCGTTCCGGTCATCCTGCTCGGCATCCACCAGACCGTGACGCAGAAGAATTCCGAGGCGATCATGGCGGAATGGCTGGCCTCGGGCCTCGGCTTTGTGATCAACCACATTGAGCAGGGGTTCGACAAGCTGATCGGTCTCGACCAGGTGCCGACCGGGCGCGAATGGACCGAATTCGATACCTACGTGCTGCGGCGCTCGCTGTTCAAGGAACGGATCGACGGTCTCGCCGCTGGCGTGCTCGGCGGCATCTATTCGCCGAACGAGGCGCGCGCTCTTGAGGGCTATTCGGCGGTCGAGGGCGGCGAGGAACCGCGCGTGCAGCAGCAGGTGGTGCCACTGTCGTTCGCGCTCAATCCGCCGGTGCCGGCCGGCCCGCCCGCCCAGCCGGGGCAGTCGGGGCCAGGCGCACCGCCTCCGGCTAATCCAGCGGAGACCTCGGCGGACCAGCAATTAACGTCGTTCGACGAGGACGAGCAGAAGTCAGTCAATTTGGATCGGGTCGTTGTCCTGTTTCCGAGGGCCGCGTAATGGATCTGCAAACGGCATTCGATCGCGGTTTTGAGGCGGTGAAAGCCTATGTCGACGGCGAGATCGGAACGCTTGTCAGCCGCCTGGCCGATCTGGAAACGCGGCCGCTCGATGTGGTGCCGCCGGAGCTCGCCGAGCGGCTCAAGGCCGCGGCGCTCATGCTGGAGCAACCGCCACTGTTTGAGCGGCCGGTCGCGCGGCATCTGGCCGGCGTCATGATTACGCGCGCCGGCGAGCTGGCGGTGTCCTATTCGGACGGCACCAGCGAGCGGCTCGGCCTGGTGATCGGCCCGTCTGGCGAGCCAGGACCGCCCGGAGCCATCGGCACGCAAGGGGAAGCGGGTCCGCGCGGGCGCGACGGCATTTCCATCACCGGGGCGGCAATCAATCGCGACGGCGAGTTGATGCTTACGCTTTCGGACGGCACGGTGTTGACACCGGGTCGCGTCGAAGGTCGCGGCAAATGAACGAGCAGGTCCGCTTCAGGTCCGTCGATGGCCGGGGCACTGCCGACCAGGTTGCGGTCTGGTCCGGTAGTGGCATGCTCGCCGGCAGCGAGGATTTGGCCCTTGATGAGAATGGCCGCCTGACGAGCAAGGGCAAGCCGGTTGTCACCGATGCGCCAGTGGACGGTAAACTATACGGCCGCCGCAACGCCGAATGGAAAGAGGTGAAAGGCGGTGGCGTGAGTTTTGGCGGCGGCGGTGGCGGTGGCTCAAGCAGCGGCGACGGCACGCAAGGGCCGCCTGGTCCGCAAGGCCCGCCTGGTTCGCAAGGCATTCAGGGTGTGCCTGGTCCGCAGGGGCCGCAAGGTATTCAGGGCGTTCCCGGTCCGCAGGGCGAGCAGGGATGGCCAGGCTCGGACGGTGCGATGGGTCCGCCCGGTGCCACCGGCCCGGCCGGCACCACCGACTGGGCCGGCATCACCAACAAGCCGGCGACGTTCCCGCCATCGGCACATACGCATCCGATCAGCGATGTCACCGGATTGCAGACCGCGCTCGACGGCAAGGTGCTGAAGACCGGCGACACCATGACCGGCACTTTGACCGTAGCGTCGGCAGCGGGAGGAGCGGGGCCATCCGTCAATGTCACGGACGCCCGCAGTGGCGGTTCTACGATCGCGCTGGCCGCAAATGCCAGGGGACTTGGAGTGCCCGGC